TGATCGCTTCCTGCTCGCCGGGGTAGACCTCGCCCTCATAGAACACATCTCCGACATAGGTGTGGTTGGTCAGGAGATTGTACACGCGCGGTTTGTCCCATTCCTTGTTCGTGACGGTCTTGATCCCGTCCGCATTGAGCTCATGTGCGATTTGGTTCGGCGACTGGATTTCAAGGTAGCGCCGGAAGATTCTTTGAACGACTGCCGCTTTCTTCGGCTCGACCAGGAGCTTCTTGTTCTCGATGCGATACCCATAGGGAACCTGTCCGCCGACCCATTTGCCTTTCTTCCGCGTGGCGGCCATTTTATCCTTGATTCGCGTGGCGATCATCTCGCGTTCGAACTGGGCGAACGTCATGAGGATATTCAACATCATGCGCCCTGCGGACGTATGCGTATTGATCTCCTGCGTGACCGAGACGAAGGCCACGTTCCACTTTTCGAACAGGCGGCTCAGGTCTGCGAAGTCGCACAGCGAACGCGACAGTCGGTCGATCTTGTAGACCACGATCACGTCCACCTTGCCGGCTTCGCAGTCGGCGAGCAGTTTCTGCAGCCCGGGCCTGTTCAGCGTGGCTCCGGATATGCCGCCATCATCATATCGTTCCGGCAGGCACACCCAGCCGTTCGCTTTCTGGCTGGCGACGTAGGCTTCCCCGGCTTCCCGCTGGGCGTCGAGCGAGTTGAACTCCATGTCCAGCCCCTTTTCCACCGATTTACGGCAGTAGATTGCACATCTGATTTTTTCCATCAGCTCTTCACCCCGAAAAACAGTTTTCCGTTCCACCGTGTGCCGGTGATCGCCCGCGCGACCGCCGACAGCGATTTATATGCATGCCCATCATAAAGATACTTGCCCTGCGGGCTGACGGACACGGAGTATTCCTTGCCCTTCCAAATCCGGATCAGCCTCGTTCCCGCGACCTTGGCGGCGCGTTTCTTCTTTCCGTACTGGAGGTTGGCCAGCGGGTCTTTGTCCGCAATGGCGTTCAGGCGTTCCATGTCGGCGTCGCTGACGCCGCCATAGTTGATTTCCTGCAGGCGGTATATGATCCGTCTGCGAAGACGCCGGACTGTGGTGTTTCCGCAGTCGAATCCGAAGAGCTCCTGGAACTGCTCCCGCAGTTCCGCCATGCTCTTATGGTTGACGGCGTCAATCCGTTGTCCGAGTATTGTTTCGCATACCATTCCCGGTTCCTTTCCGTTTTTTCGTTTTCTGTTGAGTCACCCTCCTCATGGCCGAGGCCATGAGGCGTGTGAGCTGGTCGAGCATGATGCTGTCCTGCATAGTTCGTTCTCCGTTTGGTTTGCTGTTTCATGGAGACCATGTCCGGGATTCCCCGCCCAGTTCTCCGGCGACATGTACTTAAAGCGCATGTCTGCAGCTTTATCCAGTGGAATTCCGTTTATTCTTCGCATAATCCCCGATAAAAGAAAGCATAACTGCGTAAAAGTCGTATCTTCCATTAACTTCTCCTGATTTCTGATAGTTTGAGTTTGCGGCGTGGCTCCGCCGTCGTGATATGTGTTCCCTGCCGTTCGGACAGCTTTATGCGACCGCGCTTCTTCGGGACGACTGCTCCGAACTCCGGCAGGCTACAGCCTAGCATAGACCCGCACACGGCACAGCCGGCCAGGCAGTCCAGCCAGTGGTTGTCGTGGTGCTCCGGCTTCAGCTTCCATTCGTCCACAGTGCGGCCGCGACCGGAAGTCTTCACGCGATATTCCGCGGTGAGGTGCTCGGCCAGGAGCTGGTGGATGCCGGGGACACGCCCATAGAGCGTGAGGGAGCCGTGGTCCCCAGTCGGCACGGCCAGGCGGGCATGGACAAAGCTCTTCCAGAAGTTCGAATCGAAGATGACGTGCCGGACAGCTCGCTTCTTGATCACCGACGGCATCATCCAGTTGAAGCCGAGGCGGTCGCCCGGCTGCTTGCGGTATTCCGTCATCGGCTTCGAGCTCGCACCAACGTATCGTCCGTGGCTTGGCAGCACCACGCCGGCGAACTTGGATTCACGGCAGAATTGATACACCACCTCCGTACTTTGCCCCCAGTTTGCGTCGATCAATGCCCGTTCGATCTTCATCATGGCCCCGTCCTCGCGCTCCCATTCGCGTCCGAGCAGGTCGTCCGTCAGCGCGGTCAGAGCGGCGTACAGGCCACCTTCAAGCCCGGCACGAGGATTCAGGCTCTGGATGGTCGGATTGGCATCGGCGAGGGAAAATTCACGCCGGTGCTGATCCGGCCAGGAGCCATAATCTATGATGGAGCCTGTGAAGTCATCTGCCCAGGCGACCACCACATAAAACAGAAGCGCTTTCTGGACGTCGATGAACGTGGTGACGTGGTTGCAGGCCAGCGGGACCTTGTTGTGGGGAAGCCCGTTGATCTTCTCGCAGATTGCGTCGATGCTCAGAATCTCCTCACCACCGGTGTCTTCGGGGAGAGGATCATTCTGATATTCCGCTTGAAAAGCAATTTCATCCTGCAGCTTCAAATTCATGGCATGCTGAAGCGCGCTGATCTCGTCGGGATTGAATCGAGCCTCCCAGCTCACCTTCGCTCCTTCATCCATCTCGGCTCGGTGCTTCGCATAGAAATCCGTCGCCTGCCGGATGTTCCCCTCGGTACGCAGGGACTCGGCACGAATATCTGCGTACTGTTCCCAGAGCTTCATGTTCTTCGGGAAGCTGTAGACCATTTTCGTCCGTTCGCCGTTCCAGTCCGGATGCGTCTGCCGATTCAGGATGATGTCGGCCATGTCGCCCGGTCTGATGATCGTACACGGCATGATCCCCGAAATCTTCTGGCCTGGTCCGGCGAGGCCGAGGATATCCCCGGCGAGCACGCGGATGCGTTTGCGGGTCTGTTCCAGGCTACCGGCAGACTCCGAGGTCTGGGGATCGTCGATCACCACCAGGCTCGGGCGAACGCTTCGACCGTCAGGACGTTTATACTTCATGCCGCGGATTCGGCCTGTGATGCCGGCCACTCGAACCACCACGCCGCTCGCCGCGCTGCCCTTGATGGTCGGGAGCACGATTTCGTTGCTCGTCCAGGTGATCCGGGTACGCTCACCGTGGTACAGCTGACCGGCGCATCGGTTCGCGATGCCGTCGAGCTGCTGAATCGGAAAGCATACCTCAGGAAAGTCCTGGGCAAGCCTTTCGTTCACCTCCAGCTCGGTCATGAGGGAGTCCAGCAGTTCCAAGGCCGCGGATTCGGTCGCTCCAATGAGCACGACGAATTCGCGGTGGCCGTAAAGCATGGCCCAGATGGCGGCGACCTCAGTGATTGTCGACTTGCCGCTGCCTCTCGGGAGCGCCATGGCGAACAGCCCGCCATGCAGAACGGCTTGCTCAACCTTCTTTATTACCTTTAAATGATCAGGAGACCATTCGAGGGCGAACAGCTCGGGAAAGTATTCCTTACAGAAGAGTTGGAAGTCCCGTTCGCATTTCTTCTTCCTTTCCGGGTCCACGACATCCGGGAGCTCCCCAATATCGCGGCCAGCCATGGCCATCGCCAGGTTCCGGTTTCGCGCGGCATTCTTCTTGTCCTCATACGTCACCGGCACCTCGCTCTGCCGAAGCATAAGCTCGGCACGAAGCCAGGCCGCATACTTGAACAGGTTCACGGTCGAGCCGCCATCTTCGCTGATGCGGAAGCCCGCGCGGTCACGGTGCCGCCGGAGCTGTCGGTCATTGAGCACGGCCATCAGCGGGGTCGTGTTCACGATTCGCACGATTTCAATCGGCTTGAGTTTGGTCGGATTCAGCATCGCTATTGATCTCCTTGATTGTCCATGCCATGTAGTGAATGAGGTTGACGGTTCCATCCGGGTTCCGCGGTGCTCCCAGCTCGAAGTCGCTGTGCAGCAGTTCCAGCGTCATGTCCCGGAAGCCGGACCTGACCAGAACGTCCACGAGCTGTTCCGGCGTCAGGGCCAGCAGGTTTCTTTGTTTTTCCATGAAAAAAGTTCTCCTTTCTCGGTTTTCCGACTTGCATAAGCACAAAACCATGCTCACGCCGGAAAGTGATGGCAAGATGTTCCAGGCGTCCATAGTCAATGGACTTCATCAGCGCCAGGATGCCTCTCTCTTCCGAGGAGAGGCTTGAATATGTCATGTTCTCTTTCTGTGTCATTTTCGAGGTTGAATCAAAAAAAAGTTGAGCTTGTGAAAATCTTGTGATCCCCGCAACGTCGCGACTGCCGCGGGACGTGATCGTCATGACAGAATTACATTACACCGAAAGTCAAGAAAAAAACAGCTAAAGAACAACTAAAGAACATTAAGGTACTAACATAAGAACAAAAAGGGGTCATTTTCCTTCACCTCAAACTGAACGGGGTTGCAAAATAGGTTTTATGTTGAATTTGGGACACAGATGGGACACACTTGGGACAGGATGCAGGACTTCCCGAAGCGAAGATCACAGAAGTCCTGTCTCTGCTTGGCGAAGGCCGGGACATCGCAGTGCGCCGGATTCTTACCCGGCATCGTACCAGCCTACTGAACACAGTTCACGAGAATCAGACCCGGATCGACTGTCTGGATTACCTGATTTACGACATGGACCATAACAACCGCAAGCCGGATCGTCCGGCGAAAGGAATTTGAACATGAAGAGAATCATCCCGACCGCATTCGCCATGCTTTGCCTGATCGGAACAGCATGTCAATTCAACCAGCAGGAGAAAACGAACATGAATGGCATCTCGCAGGATACCCGGACCTTCAAGATCAATCCCGACATCAAGGCCAGCGATGTCCGCTTCAAAAACCGTTTCGGAATCACACTTGCCGGACACCTGTATCTGCCGAAGGATTTCGATGCGACGAAGAAATACCCTGCGATTGCGGTCAGCGGACCGTTCGGCGCGGTCAAGGAGCAGTCGTCCGGGCTTTATGCTCAGGAGCTGGCAGCACGTGGTTTCGTAACGGTGGCGTTCGATCCGTCGTTCAACGGCGAAAGCAGCGGAGAACCGCGCAACGTCGCTTCGCCTGACCTCAATACGGAGGATTTCAGCGCTGCGGTCGATTATCTCGTCACGCGCGATTACATCGACCCCGAACGT